GCTTGCGGGCGACCTCGGCCTGCACCTGCTGCACCGCGGTTTCCGAGCCGAAGTCGCGGATCGCCTGGATCTCCGAGGCCCAGAGCACGTCCTGCTTCTTGAACTGACGGCACACGAAGGCGCGCATCTCGCGGCGTTCGGGGATCTGGCTCTCGTAAGCCGAGCCGCGCTCAGAGAACGGGATCAGCGACAGCGTGCCGTCGCGGCTTTCGATCATCACGGTGCGGGTGCGAACGCCGCGGGAGCCGAAGAGCCCCGCGCCCGACAGGATCGCAGGCTTGAAGGGGATGTTTTCCAGCGCCCGGGTGAGTTCGATGATGGTGAAGGCATCGCCCTCGAAGATATCCATGGTGGCCATGGCAATGTCCTTTCTGTTTGTGCCTCAGCGCAGGAGGATGGCGAGCGCGGCCAGCGCGGCGGTCGCCGTCGTGATCTGCGCCTCGGTGATGCCCTCGGGCAGGATGATCTCGTGGCGGTTGGCGATGGCGGGGCCGCGGACCAGCACCACGGCCGGGGCGTCGGTATCGGTGGCGTCGGCAGGACCCCAGAGGATGCCGGCGGCGTTCTGACTGCCGTTGGAGGCACCGGGGGTCAGCCCGGTGAACTTGCCGCCCGAGGTGATCTTGCCCAGCACGGTGCCGGGGGCGAGCTTGCCGGCCCCGGAGGCGAGGGTGACGGTGTCGCGGGTGAAGTCGCGCAGGACTTCCCAAGTGAGGAAGCCGCCGGGATGGGGACCTTCTGTGAGTGGGGCCATGGGGGATTATCCTTTCAGCTTGAAGGTGCGGGCGATGACATCGCCCCAGGGGCGCGTGGTGGGGTTCGGCCCGGGTTGCGGGTGATGCGGCGTGATCTGCGGGTCCGCTTTGGCGCGAGCGTCGAGAAGGCTGGCGCGGACCGCATCGAGGCTGGCCTCCTCCTCGAGGAACCGCCCGGCCATCTGAGGTTGGCCCGCGAGGCGGCAAAGATCGACGACGGCGCGGGCATGCGCGATGGCCTCGGCGCGGATAGCAGTGGCGTCCGGCGCAGTGTTGGGGGCTGCAACAGTGCTGTCGGACGCGCCCGTCTCGGACGGCGGCGCGGGATCGGCAGCCGGCGCACCGTTTTTGGTGGTGTGCGTGTGCGGCACAGGGTCGGCTGCAGGGTCAACATCGTTGTCGTTGTCAACGATGTCGGTCCCTGTCGCCACGTCTTCCGCGTCCACAGCCTTGACCATCTCGACCAGGTCCGGTGGCGCATTGCGGAAGCGTCCGATGTCGAAGTTGGCCGCGATGCGCACCGGCTCCGCCAGGCGCGTGGCCAGACCGGCGTCCAGCGCCTCGGCGGCTGTGAGCCATGTCTCTGCGGACATGAGGGCGGCGATCTCGTCTTCGGGCTTGCCGGATCGGGCCGCGTAGCCGCGCATCATGCTGGCCGCGATCTTGTCCAGCGTGCCGGCCATGTCGCGCATGTCCGCCGCGGTGCCCATCACCAGTCCCGAGGGGTCGTGGATCATCAGGAAGGCGTTTTCCGGCATGACGATCTCGTCGCCCGCCATGGCGATATAGCTTGCCGCCGAGGCGGCGATGCCGTCGATCCAGACGGTGACCGTGCCCGCATGGCGGCTCAGCGCGTTGTGGATCGCGACAGCATCGAAGACCGAGCCGCCGGGGCTGTTGAGGCGCAGATCGATGGCCGCGCCCTCGGGCAGCGCGCCCAGCTCGGCCAGAAAGCCCCGGGCCGAGATGCCAAAGGCACCGATCTCGTCATAGATCAGCACCTCCGCGCCGCTGTCGCGGGCGCGGATCGTGTACCAGCTGTTCATGGATTTACTCCTGTTGGGTGTTGTCGGGCGTGGCGGCCCCGGCGTCGCTGCCGTCCTCATCCGCTGAACCGGGCTCAGGCCGCCGCGAGGGCGTGGCCCGCGCGCCCTGTGTCTCGCCGGGGCTGGTGCGATAGCGCAGCCCGAGCGCCTCGGCGCGTTTGGCATCCACCGCATTCTCGCGGTCCACTTCCTCGACGTCGTAGCCGGTGGCCTCGACCACCTTGCGCCGCGAGGTGATGCCGGCCTCCATCGCCAGCACCTGCGCCTGAATGTCCTTCAGCGGATCGACCCAGTCCCAGCGAGGCGGGATCCACTGCACCATGCGCGCCGCAGCCGGGTCGGACAGCTCCAGCCGACCGGCCAGCTGCGCGGTCTCCAGCCAACGCGCCCAGACGGGGCGGCAAAGCTGATGCGCGATCACCCCGTGCTGGAGCTGCTGCACGCGGCGCCGGAACTCCACCAGTTCGGCCCGCAGGCTCGAATAGTTGGCCTGCCGCACATCCCCTGTGACCAGATGATAGGGCAGCCCCAGCGAGGCCGAGACCGCGAGCAGTGTGCGATACTGGAACGCCTCGTAGCCGCCGCCCACATCCGCGGGGCTGGAGAACTTCACGTCTTCGCCGGGCAGCAGCACCTGCAGGGTGCCGGGCTCGAGGCTGGCCATGGCCGCGCCGTCGGGATCCGCCTCGGTCTCCCCCATCATCGGCTCTTCCGGCGCAGTCTTGGTGATGAATCCCGCGAACATCGCCGCGGTCTTCTTGCGGTCGAGCTCGGCGTCGTCGTACTGATCGAGCAGGAACAGCCGCACCATTGCCGGGGCCACATGCGGCAGGCCGCGGATCTGGCCTGCGTCGATTGGGCGGTAGATGTGCAGCACATCCTCGGCAGGCACACGCACGGTTTCCGGCACCGCGACACGCTGATCGGTGCTGTCGCCGGGATGGCTGCGCCGGAAATGATAGGCCACGCGCCGCCCGATCAGGTCGAACTCGATGCCACAGCGGATTCGATTGCCGTTGGCGGCCGTGCCGGTCTTCTCGAAGGGCAGCATCTCGGACTGCAACAGCTGCATCTGCAGCGGCACCAGCAGCCCGTCCTCGGCCCGGCGCGGGCGCATCCGGACGAAGCATTCGCCCGCGACGAACATCTCGCGCGCGACCATCGCCTGCAGGCCGTAGAAGTCGGTCAGCCCGTCGGCGTCGGCCTCGTCGGTCCAGGCCAGCCAAAGCCGTTGGACCTGATCCCGCAGGCTTGCATCCTCGAGCAGCGACGAGGGCTTGATGCCATCCCCCACCATGTTGGACGCAAAGGCCTCGCAGGCATTGGCGGCATAGCCATTGGTGACCACCAGTTCCCGCGAGCGAGCCAGCAATCGCGGCCCACCCGAGGCGACCAGCGAGTTGATGTTCTCCAGCGGCGGGTTCCAGCCGCGCAGCCGCCGCCGGGACATCGCGCCCTCAAGACGGGCGCGCATGCCGGCAGGCCCGCCCGATGCCGGGCGGCGAAACCGATCGAACAGCCCCATGGATCACAGCCCCTTCGCCGTGGTTACGCGCACATGGCGTACGATCCGCCGTCCTTCAACGGCGGCGATCTCGCGATCCAGCGCCTCGATGGCCCGGTCGATCTCGGCCACGCTACGATAGTCCACGGTCTTGCCGTCATAGCTGACACGGGCCACGCCGGAGGATCGTTGTGCCGAGAGGGCGTCACGGCGGGACTTCAGATCGACGATTGTGGACATGCGGCCGGCCTTCTATCTTCAGGGTATCGCAGCATCCGGAGCCGGACATGTCAGAAACCGTTGCCCGCATTCGCATTGAACTCGAAGACACCGATCCCCTCGTCTGGCGCGAGCTGGATCTGCCAATGTCGACCACGTTGGCCGCGCTGCACGACATCATTCAGGTCGTGATGGATTGGTGGGACTACCACCTTTACGAGTTCGTGATCGGCGACAAGATCTATGGCGAGCCGCATCCCGATGACGAGATCTACGAACGCAAGGTTTACAAGGCCAGGGCGATCCGGCTTGGCACACTGCTGGATCGCGACGTGCGCGCGTTCGTCTACGTCTATGACTTCGGAGATAACTGGCGGCACCGGATCACCGTCGAAAGTGTCCGGCAGGGTGATGCGGATACCGTATATCCCAAATTCATCGCCGGCGCACGCCGGGCCCCGCCCGAGGACGTTGGCGGCATCACCGGGTTCGAGGAGTTCCTCGAAGCGGTGTCCGATCCCGAACACGAGGACCACGAGCGCCTGCTGGAATGGTACGGCAAGCCCTTCGACCCGGAAGACATCGACGAGCGAAGCCTGCACGTGAGCATCAACGACTTCGCGGCGCGGCGGCGCGGGCCGCTCCTGAGGCATCGCGGCGATGCGCGCAAAAAGCCGTTGTGACCGGGTTTGTCTATGTCCTTGGCAGCCGGACTGCCTCTCGGTATCGCACCTATGTCGGGTGGACCCTCGATCTCGAACGTCGCCTGGCCGAGCACAATTCCGGCATCGGCGCGAAATCGACACGCGGCAGTGTGTGGACCCTGATCTATGCCGAACGATGGCCCTCCCGCATCGAGGCCATGCGCCGCGAATGGCACCTCAAGCGCGACCGTTCCCTGCGACGGAGCCTTGCGCGATCGGCGCAGGGTCTTGGGCGCTGATCGACCAGAGTCCCCGACCCGTGCCGGGCACGCTCGCTGATTCTGGACACTGAAAGCCTGATCGGCATGGCAGCGACTGATGTCGATGCCATGCCGTTGCCGAGATCGTTGTCCGGAATTTACAGGCTTGAATGCGTGCCATCGCAGAGCGGAGCGTTGTTCGTATGCTTGCACCCGCAAAAGAACACCTTGCCGGTCTTTTCGGCCGTGTACTTCACCGGGGAAAAGCCCGAGCCCTTGTGGCTGCCGTCGCAGAAAGGCTGATTGCTGCTATTGCCGCAGGCGCACCACATGTAGGTCTTGCCCTCTTCGACATCCGTCGGGAATGGGGCTTTTTGCGCGATGGTTGGCTCGGTCATTGGCTACTCCGTCCTTTTATTACCTCCCTGGAGATAGCATCTCCGCTGCGCGCGGCAAAGACGATGCTCCGACCGCGCTGAAGTATCAGCGCTCACCCCATGTAGCTCGACCGCATGGTCCGTCGTCGTGGCGCAGTCCGGCCTTGGGCGCGCGGTGCAGCGCCTTGCCCGGTGTCGGTCTCGTTCGCCTTCGCCACGCCAAGCTGGTCTTCCAGATCTGCCCATCGCGCCTCCGACCAGCGGTCGGCCCCCGCAATCCAGGCGGCGGCCCGCGCATACACCCGACAATCCAGCGCCTCGTTGCGTTCGCGCAGCTTCTGCCATTCGAGTTTGGTGAACCCCCGCCTGCTCTTGACGGTCACCAGTTGTTCGGCCGTCAGCTGTTTCAGCCATTCGGCATCGGCCCATGATGGCAGATGCACGGTTCCGGGCGGAAAGGACGCACCGGCAGTAATTTCCTCGGGTGTCGGCCGGTCCTGCCGCAGGAAGCGATAGGTTTCGGCCTTGAAGGTCGAGGTCGCCACGCTCCACAACCGCGCGCCGCGCCGCAGGCGTTTGCCGCCGATGGTGGCATCGACATAGGTCGGCCCGGTCACCGGGCTCGCCCGGTTGAAGCCTTCGAGCCCCTTCACGGGCGCGACCTGCGCAAAACCCACCTGCCGCGCCCACGCGTAAACCGCGCTGGTCTCGAAGCCCGAGTCGATCGCGAACCGCGCGATGGTCAGGTGCTGGCCTCTCTCATGCGCCCATGTCCGGACCAGCAGGTCCGTCAGCGTCTGCCAGCAGTCCGGATCGCCGGGCCCACCCTCGATAACGATGTGATCGACCAGCCAGCTTTCCAGCCCGCGGCCCCAGGCCCAGACATCGACCTCGATCCGGTCCTTCTGCACATCCGCACCCGCCGTCAGGAACAGCCCCTTTTCCGGCACCGTGCCCGGCGCCCACGCCTCGCGCCGGTCGGCCAGCCGCTGCCAGTCCGGGGCCTCGCCGGTCTCCATCCAGGTCTCGCCAAGCACGGTGTTCCGGAACGCCCGCAGCGCTTCGTCGCTGCCCCGTGCCGCCTCGTGCGCCCGCGCGATCCGGGTCCAGCCGAGCCAGCCCACCGGCGAGTAGAGCGCCGAGAGGTGATAGCCAACGGTGCCGGGATCTTCGGACTCAGCGGTCGCGCGCCATTCGCCGGCTGCCAGCATGGCCGTCTTGTGGTGCTCGGCAATGGCCGCATCGCAGCCCTCGCAGTGATATTCGGCGGTGTCCGGCTGGCCCTTGTCCCAGCGGAGCCGCTCGAACTTCAGCCATTGCACATGGCCGCAATGCGGGCACGGCACATGATACCGGCGCTGATCGCTGGCCTCGAACTCGCGCTCGATGCGGCTCAGCCCCCGGATCGTCGGCGTCGAGACCAGAAACACCTTGCGCCGATGCGCGAAGGTCAGAGAGCGGGCCTCGGCGAGGCTGACCGGATCGCCTTCCTCGTCGGCGGATGCCGGATAGGCGTCGACCTCGTCGAGAAAGATGTAGCGCGCCGGGGTCGAGCGCAGCCCGACGGCCGAGTTGGCCCCCGTCATGATCAGGATGCCGCCCGCGAATTCCTTGGACAGCATCGTGTTGCCGGCATCGCGCGACCGGGCGGGCTTGACCCGCTCGCGCAGTTCCGGGCTTTCCTCGATCAGCGGATCGATCCGCTGGCGCGAGTTGCGCTTGGCCAGCTCCACCGTCGGCTGGACCGCCAGCATCGGCCCCGGCGCGTGGTGCATCACAAAGCCGATGAAGCAGTTGCCCGCTTCCGTGGCGCCAACCTGCGCCGCCTTCATGAACACCACCCGCTGGTGCGGACTGGACGGCGACAGCGCATCCATGATTTCGCGCATGTAGGGCGTGCGCGCGGTGCGGTAGCGCCCCGGCTCGGCCGAGGCCCGCGATGACAGCCAGCGATGCCGGTCGGCCCATTCCGACACGGTCAGATCCGGGTCCGGTCGCATGCCGCGCGACCAGGCGCGGATCAGGTCTTTCGCGCCGTCGAAGGCGGCAACATCGTCATCCAAGCCGGGGCTGGATATCGGCGAGGCTGTCGAGTTGCGCGCGGACATGGGTTTCCAGAACCTTCTGCATCACCGCCGCCTCAACCTCATTGCCATTCCCGAGCGCCGCGGTCAGCTCCGACGCCATCAGCGCCGCGACGCGCGCGGGCCACGTCACCCACGCATCGCGCTCATCCCGCGCCAGCCGGAACATCAGCGTTTCCGCCCGCGACCTGTCGACCAGTTCGCCCTTGAGCTTTTGCAGCCGCAGTCGCCGCTCCTGCGCCTTCATCACCTCGTTGGCGGTCTTGGCCTGCAGGAAGGTTGTGCCACCGCCACCGCCCGGGCTGGGCAATCCTTCCTCGCGCAGCGTTTCACCCACAGACGCGACAGCCGCCTCGGGCACTGGCTTCATCTTCGGCTGCGGAGCCTTCCTTGTCTTGGACGGGTCCGTCGTCTCCGCCCGCCGCTTGTCGGAGGCTTCGGCATCGATGCTGCCGTCGTCATGCAGCACCAGCCGTCCGGCCTCCTTGGCCTTCTGCACCGCCCCGCGCGACAGCCCGACACGGGCCGCGTATCCGCGCTCACTCATGCCCTGCATTCGGCGCTCCGATTATCATTCCGAATCATGTGCTTATTGAGTTGATAAGCCTCCGCGTCGGAGCGAACATGGATCCACAAGGACGATGCAACTCACCCGAAGGAGCCACGCCATGACCAGCCTGAACCCGCAAACCACGCCCCGCCATCAGCTGCGCGCCGAGAAGGCCCGGCGCAACAAGGAAGCCGCGCTCGCCGCCTTCCTCGGAAAGAAGGCCGAGATCGACGCGCGGCTCGCCCGGCTTCAGGCGCTCAGCGACGACCATTTCAACTGCCACCCCGACGAGGTCGGCTGGGCGATGGTC